GTATCTTTTACCCATTGCGTAACGTCGATATCACAGTAGACCGAATTGGCCGCAACTATCGAACCTCCGTCAATGGTTGTGATCTGGTCGCCAAAGGCGGGCTTGTTATTCCATGTTACAGTTGTTTCAGTCCACGAATCATCCGTGACCTTGTAAACGTAAAACGTATGATCCATTGCAGGGGTGTTATATACCACGGTCAGCCGCAGCGTTGCCGAGCTGATATCACTTGATGCAGTCAAGTTGAGGCTTGAGATATTGAACTTTAAAAATGTGTACTTTTCAAGGCCGGTCAATTTATTGTCATAAACAATAAGCCGGTCGGTTGCATAGTAATTCTGCACCACGGCGGGATTGGCCTCATCAACGTAATTATTCTCAGAGCAGGCTACGCGCATCAGCGATGTCGTGAATCGCGCGTCTGTGGTCTGCGCAGCGGTGCCATAGTACGGGGTATAGCTGCAGCCCTCATATTCGGTCGGGTATGCCGGTATTGATATTCCATTGACAGTCACAGAGTCAATGCTCTGTATCGGCCCCTCGCAGAGTCCGACAGCCAACTGGTTTGTGGCGCTGGTGGTGTCCTCTTTGTAGATGATATTGCCGGTCACTTCGCAGTTTCCATAACAGATCGGCACGGATGCGTTGGATGTGGCCGTAACCTCTATATTGCCGCCCTTGTAGGCCGCATCTTTGAGCTTTGGCTTGGTAAAATACCGGTACGCCCCGTATAGAAGCGCCGCGGCCTGCAGGTATGGGAACGCCATTACAACACCCTCGAAGGTATGTAGACAAAGCCGCCGAACCGCTGCACGTTGTCATTGGTCACGCAGTTGGCCAGCGTCTTGTTGCATGTGCCGCCGGTGTCTCCGCACTCGGTGCCGCCGTACTCCCACGGGCAAAGGTTCTGATACAGCCGGCCGGCCTGCTTGGCCAGCCGCGCCATCGGGCTGACCACCATCACCTCGACGTTGTGCTGATTGACCACCGGCGCGGACATGGTGCCTGCAAAGACGGTCATAGCATAGGCCGAGTTAGAGAGCAGGTTGCCGAATACCCGCTTGATGGTCAGCACGCGCCCCGGCCAGTCATAATTGACCACATACGAGGAGAGGCTGTTTCCGGTGTTGTCCATGCGCACGGCCACGCGGTCAATGCCGCCGGTGATCTGGTTAGTGACAGCGCCGAACTGGAAGCCCCAGCCGGTATAGGTTGAACCGCCGGAGGACGGGAATACCACGTCTGCGTTGGTGCCAGCCAACAGGAGCGTAGTACCGGTCAGGGCCAGCTCCAGCAGATAGATGGGATTGTTGGCCGATTTCTGCGCCTCGGTAAGCGCAGTGGCGTTAACAGTCTTGGGCATTATATGACCTCTATAAAGTCGAACTCCAGCCGCACCGCCGTTGTGGTCAGGTATTGCAGTTGCAGGCTGTCCTCCACAAAGCGCACCGTGTAGCTGGTTGTGTCGGCCGGGTTGGTCCAGCTCATCGTTGCATAGGCGCCCTTCATGGTCTCAAACTCGGCCAGGATTAGCGCAGCAGTCGCGGCGGGCAGGGCGTTGTAGACCAAATGGAACCGCTTGCGGTCGGCCGCCCACTTCTGACGGCGCTGCTCCTTGCCGGTCTCAAATTCGGTGATTTCGGTCTTGAACTGCGGCCCGTAGGTATAGACAAACTGCGGGGACCAGTCGGCACTCCATGCCATTACATCGCCCTCCCATACTGCTGCTGCTCCCAGACCACGCCGGTAATGACTCCGGCATTGCGGCGGGCCAGCGTCTCAAAGCTCGCGGCATCGACGGCGTTGATGTTGATGGTGGTGCCGCCCTGCATGCTGGCATAGTTTGCGCCAACGCCTGCCGCATTATATTTCAGGCCGGTGATGCCGGAGAATATGGAGCCTGCCAACTGCTGCGCGGCCATCTGGCTTATCATATTGATAAACGAATCCAGGACGTTCTCGAATACGTTTTGCATGAACTCGCCGAATGTCTGCCCACCCTTTAAAAACTCGCTGATGGTATTGGCCCATGCGCCTTGAATGTCAATCATCATGGCCTCAAATGGTGCAACCAGTTTATCGCCGAGCGTGACGGATGTGTCGATAATGGTGGCCTGCACCTCCTGGAACGCCGGGACAAGTTCACCGACGGAGCGCTTGACTTCGCCGATCTTCGGGTTCATCTGCGTAATGCTGTTTAAGAATATATCGGCTTCTTCTTTGGTCTTGGTAGGCCGCCCGGTCATAGCCATCAAGCCGCCGAGCTTGGGCGTGAATACACCACCGCCACCACCGTCGTCGGTCTTGCCAGAGTTGGCCTTAATGGCATCAAGCGCCTGATAGTCCTGCACCAGCGTTGCTAATTCGTTATTCATGCTGCGCAGTTCTTCGTTCTTCTCTTTGAGCTTGTTCTCGTAATAACCGCGCATGAACTCGCGCTTTGGATTGGCGGCCGCTTTTTCAAAGTACGGCATGCGCTTTTCAAAGTCGGATATCTTCTTCTGTAAATCGCTGATCTGGTCGATCCTAACGTCCATCTTGACGACATCAGGCAGGTCTGAGCCGGTAATCATGGCCATTACTTTTGTCATCTGCTCCATTGGCCACATAGCAACTGTCTCTTTAAGCCGCGTCAGGACTTTAGTGAATGCGTCAAGCTGATCATTAAACGCAGCGCCGCGCTTGGCGTCCTCGTCGGTGTAGATTAGCCCCAATCTGCGGGCTTCGTCAATATACCCCTTAAGCGCCTCCTTGCCGCCCTCCAGCATCGGCAGCATCTCCGATCCCGCGCGCCCGAATACCTTCATCGCCATAGCCGACCGCTCGGCCGGATTTTGGATCTTCGCCACCGCGTCGGCCACCTCAAGGAATGCCTCGTTGCCGCTCTTGAGCTTGCCGGATGCGTCGCGCACATTGACGCCCAGCCGCTTGTAGGCGTCGGCGCTCTCTTTGGTGCCCTCTGCGGCCTCATTCATCGAGCGATACATCATGCGGATAGAGGTAGCCAGCTGATCCATGGAGACGCCGTTTTGCTTGGCGGCCAGCTCAAGGCTGGTCAGCATCTCAACAGAGACGCCCGTCTTGACGGCCATCTCATCGAGCGCGTCGAGGTGGTCAGCGGTGGACTTGATGGCCGAGGTGATGGCCCCGACAAATGCCCCGCCGATGAACGCAGCAGCCCCGGCATAGGCGAGCTTTACATTCTTGATGCTTCCAGAGAGCGCGTTGGCCTGTGTCTGCATCTGGCCGGAGGCTTTGGCAAAATCAGACTTTGCGCGGTTAAGGTCAGCGTTCATCTTGTCGAGCCGTGCGGATATCTCGACGTATGCTTCTGCGATTTTGGCCATTACTTCACCGGTCCGGTCAGCCCGATAGAGCGGGCGATCTGGTTAATCTGGTCCGGGCGCTTCATCGGCGCTTGACCGTTGAGGAGGCGCATGATCTGGCCGGTCTCGTGCAGGTATGTTCTGAACTGGAACAAGGTCATGCCCTCAATGTCTGATAGCGTGTATCCGTAAAAGTAGCTGACCAGGGCGCAGGCTGTCGTCATACCCAAAGCCTCGCCATCACTACCCGCGCCCGTGGTCAGTTTTTTGACGCTCCCCCGATCTGATTGACCAGGGCCGTCACCTCACCCACGTTGGCCATGCTCAACAGCTGGCCCACTGCCTCAAGCGTCAAGTCCGGCTGGCTGCGCAACAGCGAACGCCAGACCAGGAATGTCACCGCCTCCGGGGATGTCATATCAATATCCGGGTCAGCCTTGATGATGGACTCAAGACCGGCGGCCACAATCACCGGGTCCAGTCCGTCACAGGCGGCGCGGAAGTCCTTGATGCGCTGCTGACGGATATGACTGCCGAGTGCGGCCAGATCGCCCATAGTCAAGGGCGCAAACTTGTAGACTTGCGCCCCCAACTGGTATTCTATCACATCGGGAATAAGGTCAGGTAAATCTTGCACGTCGTTCCTCCTTTTTGCATCTTACGACGGATATGCGGTATAAGCGCGGTAAATGAGCGGGCCGACGCCGGTAAATGTAAGCGGCCGCTGCACAAGCTCGTTGACGTTGGTGTCTACCTGCATCCCGGACATAATAGCCAGCCCTTCGTAGAGATAGACCGGCGCGGGCGCAGACGGTGAGGCCGAATACTTGACAAAGAACCTCACTATAAGCTCGGTGCCGAACAGGCTTTCAACGTCCTCGTCGGTCATCCAGTGGGCTTGCGCGGTCGCCGTCCATCCGGTATCACCGGCAATGTAGGTCTTGCTCCCAGCATCGGCAAAGTCGGTCGCATCCATGACGTTGTGCGTCCAATCCAGTTGCCAGTTGTAGAATCCGGTGACCTGCGTGCCCGGGGCTGCGGTGTAAATCAGTACCGCCGTTGACGGGGTCTCTGATACAGTGGTCTCCTCCATCGTCAGCGTACCGGCGGCGACGGTGTCCACATTGTAGACGCCATCATTGGAGGTCGAGCCATAGACCAGCACCACCTGACCGCCGGAGAAGCCTTTGGTGACAAACAGGTCGTCGCTGTTAGTGATGGTGTTGCTGCCGTCGGAGAATACCAGATTCTTGGAGTATATCGCCGCCGCGCCCTTGAACACTGCGCCGAGTGCGCCTCTTAGTTCAGCCATTGCGCCCTCCTGTTAGGCAATCGACAGCGCGCCGGTGCCCTGGAACGAGTAGGTGGCTTCCACTACGCCATTAACATCGGTGTTGACCGATAGGCCGGTGACAATCGCCGTACCGGAGTAGGTCTTGCCGGAAGTAACGGTCAGGGTCAAGCTGGCCGAATCGCCCGGCTTGGCGGTGTTGGCCGCGTCCCAGTTGGCGGTTGCGGTCGCCGTCCATGAGGTGAAGCCAGCCATGAACGCCTTGGCGCAGGAGTCAGCGAAGTCGGTGATGTCAATCACTTCCTGCTGATAATCTAGCGTCCATTGCTTGACGCCAGCGGTCAGGTTGGTGTAGGTAAGGCTGCCGCCGCATCCTCTTACTTCTGCCATTTTGTTTACCTCGTTTTCTGAATGATGAGATCATAAACTACTACTTGGTGCCAATACTTATCTTCATGCATCAACTCTGAATATTCCTGCTGCATGCAAATATGATTATAGCCGGTTACGGTGATGCTCGCAAAATCAAATACCGCCTTGAGCTTGTCGGCCGCATCATTGATGGTGGCTACGGTGTCGTCATCGTCATAAATCGAAAACTGCACCTGCAGGTTATCGGCCGCCTCAGTGAACGTATATTCTTTGTCCGAGGCAATCGGGATCACCACGCAATACGGGTATGCCCCGCGCTGCTCGATCTTCTCCTGTGGCGCTTCGATCAGGTACATGCGCGGGATGGCCGCCTTGAGCGTGGCCGACGCCTTGTACTTGTCGAGTATGCCCTTCCAGATGTACTTATTCATGGGCGAATAGATACCTTATTTTAGCGGTTGCCCGCTTGAGCGCCGGGCGCAAAAATGGACGGGGACGCAGCCCCAGCGGTTCAAAGCCGAACTCATGCGCGCGCGCATACTCTACGTTAGTGCCGACGATAGCTATGACATGGCTGGCCTCGCGGTCTGGCGTGTCCACCTGATCACCTTCGTGCGCGGCACCGCGTGCCTGGTTGCCCTGCTGCTGTCCCTCGCTGATGGCCCATGTGATAGAAGCGCGCAGCCGGCCGGTGTCCACATGGGGCGGGGCGGGCGGCACGGATGACCAGTGTTCGATCTTCTTTTTGGTCTTTGGGCGCATCTTGTAGCCGGAGGATCCACTGCCAAAGCTGCGCACCGTCTCGCCGCGCACAGTCTCGGCCGCTCGTATCAGCTTCCGGCGCGCCTTCTCGCGTACCTCAGTCTTGAGCGCCTTGTCATCCCACTTCATCATGTTTGCAGACTCAGCAGCACCACCGACAGCCTGCGCATGTGGTGCTCAATGCCAACGATATCATAATACAACTCGCCGATCTTGAAGCGCCCGCCGGGGACCAGCTCGGCCTTTAATGTGCGCGCCTTGTGGTAGTCGATCCATAGCCGGTGCGAGAACTGCATCTGCTGACGGTCCATTGCCATCATCTCACCGGAGCCAACGGCGGCCACGGTCGCGTTGAACGTCGCGCAGTCGGTCCATGTGTTAGTGCCGGTGCCGTAGTCATCGTCCACCAGATCGGGCCGCTGCAGTGTGACGCTCTCCTTGATACCGACCATCAGACTCGCATCCTCCGGTAAGCGTCCAGTATCATTCTGGCCTCGGGCGGGATAACGCTGATAATCTGCTTGGCCATGCCGCCCACTGAATAATTGGCAAGGTTAAACGCGCTCTCGCTGCGCTTCTCCCACCAGTCCTTGACCAGAAT